TGCTGCTCCGTAGTTCCCGGCTGTTGCTGCTCCGCTGTCCCCGGCTGTTGCTGATTTAGATTCTATACAAGTTTTTTCAACCTTTTCTTTGGTATATTTAATTGCTGCATTTACAATTCCAGCAATATTCAGTTGTGCACCAATGCGCATCTTTGTTGATGCAATTTTACTATCATCGTGTCTGCTTATGTCTCCACTCTGCTCTACCTCACAATACACAGATTTTGATGGTGGATAATATTTAAAACAATCAAGTGGGTATTCGCATGCATGCATACCGCATTTACAAGCCACGGCTTTATCTTCCTCGTAATCCTTTCCCACTTCATATTGTTTATTTTTGCAGGTCATATCCTTATTAAAACCTTTATACGATTTTATTATTTCTTCCATGTTTCCTCCTTTAATCTTGTCATTCCTACCCAACTCCTTTATAATTTAAGTACAGGCGTTGCCGCGCCGAGTACATAAGAAGGAGAAATATTAAATGACATATGTGTGTCCTTTGATGAGTAGTGCAACAAATAAAGTTGAATGTACTACCCAATGCGCTTTGTTTCTAAAAGATGGTAAAAATGCTACATGCGCAATAAATATAAACGCAATCCATACTTTAGAAATTGAAAAAAGCTTGAATTACTCAGCCGTAATAATCGGAGATAACTCATTTTCCCCAGAAGGGCCGTTCTTACTGGACGGCTCTCTGTCTGACAAATCACCTATTACCATATCAACTGTTACCCTATCAACCTTCCCATCTTCCAAAAATTCAAAATCATTCAAGTTAAAAGAAATGGAAATTTCTGGATTCCTACCTGCTTCATGAACATAAGAAACGGATGAAATACCTTTCCCTATAGATTTTCCACATAATTCAAAATAGGTATGTTTTCCATCGCTCACCAACCTAAACTTTGGTCCATTCATCATCTTTCACCTCCTACTCTAAGAAATAAGCTTGTCCACTTTGACTTTTAAAACATCCGCAACCGCTTTAAGGCTTTTTATTGTCGGACTCGAATCATTCCATTTGCTAATAGCACCGTTTTTAAGTCCAGCTGCCACCTCTACCTGTCTAATACTCAAACTTTTTTCTTCACAGATGGCCTTGATTTTGTCATAAATAAGCAATATATCACCCCCTTAAAATATAGAAAATTTTCTTTGATTTTTCCTATGAACCATGTTAGAATATATTCGACCCATACTTGGGCAAGGAGGTTTCTATGCTTATAAAAAAACTGTCTTGCCCTGTTCCCTTAATATAAGGTCGCAATAGTGGAACCAAAGCACTTTAAACTGGTCAAATGTAGTGGCAAATACGGCGGAGTTCCTCAGAGAAGAGGCAAAAACTCATGGTTGATATCCTATAATATCCCACCGTATTATGTACTCCTTATAACCTGTCAGCTAATGGGCGCACACTCCGCAGAACTAAAACTGCATAAGTGACAGGGTACTTAAAGAAGCGTTTGGGCTATAAAGCGCGGTGAAAACCTGCAAAGTACATAGGGTAAATAAATTTAGCATTGAACCGTCAGAAATAGCCTTCTGGCGGTTTCTTTGTTTTCCCTCCCTTCTTTATTTAGAAAAAATTCTATTTGGCTATTGACATATTATAGAGAATATTCTAAAATAAAAGCACCACCAATTATTGAGATTTCTCTATAATAAATCTTTTTTGATTTAGACTTATTTCTAAATCATAATTTTATTATAAGGAGTTATCTCTCATTTGTCAAGCATAATTTTAGACTTTTTTCTAAAAATCAATGGGAGGTATCATGGACAGCGTAGAACTGGTAAAAAAAATATGTAAAGAAAGAAAAATCCCAATATCAAGGTTGGAAAAGGATTGTGGATTTTCAAATGGATATATAAGAAAACTTCAAGAGGGAAAGTTCCCATCAGATAGGCTTTTAAAAATATCTGAATATTTAGACTTACCTCTATCGTATTTGACAACAGGAAAGGACTTTAACCAAGAACCGCCTACATTCCCGAATATCTTTTCAATAGAGCTGAAACGGTTTCCTATGCTTGGAGAAATTGCTTGCGGCGAACCGAAATATACAAACGAAGATAGGGAGAGTTATGTCATGGCAGGAACAAACGTTAAGGCAGATTTTTGCTTGAAAGCCAGCGGTGACAGCATGATAGGGGCTAGAATTTTAGATGGCGATATTGTTTTTATTAGACAACAGGATATGGTAGATAACGGCGAGATAGCCGCCGTTGTAGTCAATAACGACAGCGAGGCTACACTGAAAAGATTGTTTTACTACCAGGAAAAAGGATTGCTGATATTAAAACCTGAAAATCCCGCATATGAGGATTTAATTTTTCAAAAGGAAGAACTTAACCAAGTGCATATTTTGGGAAAAGCTGTTGCGTTTCAGAGCGACATACGGTAGCTTAAGGAACATTAAGTTAATGGGGGGATTTTATGAGTATAAAAGGCAAATCTCAAGAGTTGTACATAGGAAAAACAGAGGTTAACATAAAAGATTATCAATGGAAATATAAATTAATAAAAATCCATTATAGTGATATTTCAAAAATTGAATATTGTTTTCGTACCATGACCGAAGGTGGATATATGGATTTTCATGATACATATGGACATTTTGAAAGGTTTTGCTTCCCGCGAAAATCGAATGCAGCAATACAACGAGCAATAGATTACATCGAAGAACGGTACCCTGATTTAGTAATTGAAAAACATAATACAGATGATGACCCTATCTATTCTAAAAATGTTTTTATTGCTGTATTATCCTTGTTTTGCTGTTGGCCAATTGGATTAATACTGAATTGGACAACCGGAAAACGTACACTACAAGAAAGAATCATGTTTACAGTTTTGATATTATTAATACAGGTAAGTCTATATTTATTTTGGGTATGGTACACAAAAATGCAGATAAATAATGCTGTAGATTCTGTAAATGAATATTTCAATCAGTTATATAATTTTGGCATATAAGTTAGTATGTCAGCAGGAAGAAAAAGGACTGGATTAGCGTTTGAAGTTCTTTCTGATGCCAAAGAAATTGAAATTGAATTTAGCCCTAATTCCTTTACATCAGAAAAGTTGTGTTTGTTTATTCAGAATAATATAAAACTAAACCGGCCCTTGCGCCAACAGGGGCACCACCTTGATAATATAATATACTTACCCTGGGAACCGATGGGGCGCTATTCTAGCCACCTACTCTTAAGAGAAAGGGGCTGGTGCTTATGTACGTTACTTTTAATGACTTATTTACATTTGTTATCATGCTCGTAGCAGTCATAACTCTTGTTAAGCATAAAAAATAACGCCCTCGCTCTGGTAAAGTAAGGCGTTATTTTTTACATATACCGGGGTGGCTAGGTTTCAGCTAGTCATCGGTTCTCTTGTTAAGTATATTATATATCAAACATAGAAAATTTTCAACAACAAAATCAGCCGGCCCCTGCACCAACAGGAACCGGCCCACATACCCGAAGATATGCACTATAATCGCACCTATATTGTACCATCTTCGGGGCGGCTTTGCAAGATATTTGCGGAGCTGTATTTTTTATACCTATTTTTAGGGAAATCAATTGAAGGAGGAAAGAGAAATGACAAAGAAAGCCCCGAAAAAGAAAAAAGGAGAACTGCCGTCTGGAAATGTCCGAGTGCAAGTGTATCTGTATACAGATGATAAAGGCAAGCGGCATTACAAAAGCTTTGTTGCTCCATCACGCAAGGAAGCAAAGGAAATGGCTACTCGATGGAAATTAGATATGAAAGATAAGCCCATAGAGCAATACAATGAACCGGATGAGGACGAGGACGAAGATATAACAGTGAACCAAGCTATTGAACGTTATTTAAACGTCAAGAAAGGCGTTTTAAGCCCTTCCACGCTTAGAGGGTACACAGGTATGCAAAGACAGTATTTCGGCGGAGCATTTGGGCGTAAACGGCTCTCAGAACTAACGAATCCATCTGTACAGATATGGATAAGTGATTTGGCCTCTAAACAACTCTCTCCAAAGACAGTCCGAAATGCCTATGGCCTGTTATCTGCATCCCTGGAGATGTTTGCACCGGATTTAACTCTAAAAGTTAAACTTCCTCAGAAAAAACGTCCTGAATTATATTGCCCCAATGACAATGATATTAAAAAGCTGCTGGAGGCAATCAAAGGTACTGATTTAGAAATAGCTGTTTTACTAGCAGCCTTTGGACCACTCAGACGCGGAGAGATAAGCGCCCTTACTGATAAAAATGTAGAGGGTCGTATTATCCATGTAAGAGACAATATGGTCAAGGGGCCAGACAATCAATGGTACATCAAACAGCCTAAAACGGATGATAGTACAAGGGATGTAGAAATGCCCGCATTTGTAATTGACCGGATATCTGAAAAAAAAGGAAAGCTGGTTGATATGAACCCGGATTACATCACACACCGATTCGGGCGAGTACTCAAAAAGATTGACATACCCCATTTCCGCTTTCACGACCTACGGCATTATGCCGCATCCATTATGCACGCTATAGGGATACCGGACCAATATATTTTGCAGCGGGGAGGATGGGCCAGCGATAATATTATGAAAACCGTATACAGAAATGCAATTGACTCTGAAACCGTCCGGCAAAATAAAAAAATTAATAAGCACTTTGAAAAATTGAACAGTATGTAATAAAACGGCATATTTTTCGTGTTGCATCGTGTTGCATATATCATAAAAATTATAGTATATTCCTCCGTGATAAGCAGAGGAAGTGATGTTTAAAAACATGAAAAAACCTTGTAAATACGTTGTTTTTCCCGTATCTACAAGGTTTTATGGAAAAGCTGCTGACGGGAATCGGACCCGT